GACCAAAATATGCGTTGCCTAAATTTGCATCATGGTGTTAACATTACTGATGACTTTATGCAAATTATTGAGAAGTGTATGCTAGATCCAAATGCAGATGATTCTTGGAATCTAGTTGATCCTTTCAGTAAAGAAATTCGTGAAACTGTATCTGCTAAAAATCTATGGCAACAAATTCTCGAATTGAGAATGCAGACTGGCGAACCATATTTGCATTTTATTGATACAAGTAATAATATGTTACCTAAACACCTAAAAGACAAAGGTTTGAAAGTACAACAATCAAATTTGTGTTCTGAAATTATATTACCAACCGATAAAGATCGTACTGCTGTATGTTGTTTGTCTAGTTTGAATTTGGAGACTTATGATGATTGGAAAAATGAACCAATGTTTCTTCGGGACGTTGCTGAGATGCTTGATAACGTTCTACAGTACTTCATTGATAATGCTCCTGATAGCATTTCACGAGCACGATATTCTGCTTCTTTGGAACGCTCTATTGGTATTGGTGCCCTCGGTTTTCATGCATATTTACAAAAGAACGGAATTGCATTCGAAGGTGTAATGGCAAAAGTTGCTAACAATAAGATTTTTAAACATATTAGAAATGGGTTAGATGATGCAAACATTCAACTTGGAAAAGAAAGAGGTGAAGCGCCTGATGCGAAAGGTACTGGCTTCCGTTTTAGTCATCTTATGGCTATTGCTCCCAATGCTTCTTCTTCCATCATTTTGGGTAATACTTCTCCATCTGTGGAACCTTATCGGGCTAATGCTTATCGCCAAGATACTTTATCTGGATCTTTTTTGAATAAGAATAAGTGGTTGGATAAAGTAATTATGGATTACCTTTCACCCAATGGTTCTCCATTGACACCAAAAGGTGAAAGTGAATATGCTGATATTTGGTCTAGCATTATCGCAAATGATGGTTCTGTTCAACATTTGACATGGATGGATGAGAACACTAAAGCAGTATTTAAAACATCGATGGAAATTGACCAACGTTGGGTTATCGATCTTGCTGCTGATAGACAATTGTATATCGATCAAGCACAATCATTGAATCTGTTTTTCCGTCCTGATGCACACATTAAATACATTCACGCTATTCATTTTATGGCATGGAAAAAAGGTTTGAAAACTCTTTACTACTGCCGTTCTGAAAAGATTGGTAAAGCGGATAAAGTGTCTAAGAAGATTGAACGTCAGGTTATTAAAGAACTAGATATGACACAAATTGCACAGGGCAATGATTGTATTGCATGTGAAGGTTAATCGTGATAGACTATATTGTTACGTTTTTTGCTGTTTTCTTTACTGATATATTTTATACTTACTATTTGAAAGCAGTACAAGAAGAACAAATAGTTAAGGCTAGTGTGTGGGCAGCAATTGTATTTGTGGTTGCTTGTATCGCAGTTATAAATTATACTACCAACTATTGGTTACTATTACCTGCTGCAGCTGGTGCATTTTTTGGAACATATGTTGGAATGATTTTAAGAAAGAAAAAATAATTAAATGAAAACTATAGCATTATTTCAAGATGACAGAAACAAAGATGCGATATCATGTGGTGATGGTATAATTCAAGCACTATCTCCACACTTCAACATCAAAATCTTTAAAAAAGAAGAATGCACAGCACAAACATTCAAAGATGTTGATATGTTGGTATTTCCTGGTGGTGTTGGTGATGCAGATGATTACTTTCATATGTTTCCTAGAAAGAATGCAAATGCAGTAGCCGATTTTGTTGAGAATGGTGGAGCATATCTTGGCATATGTGTTGGTGCTTATTGGGCTGGTCCAAGTTATTTTGATATATTAAAAGGTGCTGAACCTGTTCAATACATTAAAAGACCAACCGCTGATATCACAAGAAGTTTTAATATTGCAGCTCAATGCGTCTGGGAAGGTGAAGAAGAAAGAATATTCTTTCGTGACGGATGTACCTTTGTTGGTGATTTGAGTCACTCAGAAATAGTAAGCACCTATTTCAATAAAGAACCAATGTGTGTTGTTCAGGGTAAGATTGGTGTAATGGGTGCATGTCTAGATTCTTTAGAATGGTGGTATGATAACAAAACAATAAAGAAATACTGGCACGAAGGAAGACACCACGAGTTGTTATTGGATTTTGTTAATAAATTAATGAAAAACTAATACAATTAAAATTTAAGGATAAAAATGATTAGAGAAATTTTAGAAACACTAAAAGTACAAAGATGGGATGACCATCGTTATTATCACCACAGTCGCATCAATCAATTCTTACATTTGATTAGTGCATCATCATTCTTAATTGCATATGTGTATTTGTTTGTTGATCCAGTTATAAGTGCATACATTGCATGGCTTGTATCGATGACAACAAGACAAGCAGGCCACTTCTTTTTTGAACCAAAAGAATATGATACATACAATCAAGCTACACAAGATTACAAAGAAGAGATCAAAGTTGGTTATAATCTAAAACGTAAACGTGTGTTGATTGCTTGTTGGTTAGCTGTTCCTCTGTTAGCATTTTTCGATGCTGAAACTATGAACTTATTAGTACCAGCACAAGACACAGAAACATTTTTTAATCGTGTTGGTATGGGCTGGTTGTGGTTAGGTGTTGCTGCTGTTGCATTTAGAATGGTGCAATTAGCAATTAAAGATAAAGTTAAAACCGCTATTGTTTGGTGCATTAAGATATTGACTGATCCGTTCCACGATGTTATAATTTATCGAAAGAGTCCTTTGTATCTAATGCAAGGACAATTAATTGATCCAGATTTAAAACAAGATTACGAATAAAGGAATAAAAATGAAAAAGATTTTAAGGTTTACTGCCTCATGGTGTCAACCATGCAAAGGTTTGGCTATGAATTTAATGTCTGCCGATTTGGACATACCAATTGAAGTTATTGATATTGATGCATACAGTGAGGTTGCTGTAGAATATGGAATTCGTTCTGTACCTACTTTGGTTATGTTAGATGAAAACATTGAAGTAAAAAGATCATCCGGTGTTATGACCGTACAACAATTAAAGGATTGGGCAGCATGATTAAAAAAACTAAACAGGATGTAACTTCAGAAAGAAGTTATTTCAAACCGTTTAATTATGCTTGGGCTTATGATGCTTGGTTGAAACACGAACAGTCACATTGGCTTCACACAGAAGTTCCAATGGCTGAAGATGTTAAAGATTGGAAAAAGAAATTAACTGAAGGTGAGAAACAATTTCTAACTCACATTTTTAGATTCTTTACTCAAGGTGATATTGATGTTGCAGGAGGTTATGTTAAAAACTATCTGCCATACTTTCCACAACCTGAAGTAAGAATGATGTTGTTGGGTTTTGCTGCTCGTGAAGCACTACACGTTGCTGCTTACTCCCACTTGATTGAAACACTTGGATTGCCAGACACAACATATAATGAATTTCTTGAATATGCAGAGATGAAAGAGAAACATGATTATGTCATGGATATTTCTGCACAAAACACAACAAAAGAAAATACAGCAGCACACATTGCAGTATTCTCTGCATTCACCGAAGGTATGCAGTTGTTTAGTTCATTCATTATGTTGTTGAACTATCCTCGTCACGGCAAGATGAAAGGTATGGGTCAAATCATCACCTGGTCTATTGTTGATGAAACACAACATGCCGAGAATATGATCAAATTGTTCAGAACATACATAAACGAAAATCCAGAAATTTGGAATGATGAACTTAAATCTCGTATCTACACCATTGCAGAAAAAATGGTTGAACTAGAAGATAAGTTTATTGATTTGGCTTTTGGTGTAAATGAAGGTGAAAATCTAACAAAAGAAGATGTAAAGAAATACATTCGTTACATTGCTGACCGTAGATTGATTTCACTTAGTTTAAAAGGTATTTTTAAAGTTAAGAAGAACCCTTTGCCGTGGGTTGAAGAAATGATCAATGCTCCTACGCATACCAATTTCTTTGAAAATCGTGCAACTGATTATGCAAAGGGTGCTTTATCGGGCGATTGGTCTGATGTATGGGCTAATTAATCATAACAATAAAAGGGAATAATAAAAATGAAAAATAAGAACGTTTCCGCAGAATGCTTAAGTTGTGAGTCAACCTTTGAGGTTGCATATGTTGAAGAATTGGTATCAGAAGAGATGCCAGAGTTTTGCCCTTTTTGTGGTGAAACCATCGATGAATTATCCGAAGAATATATAGAGGATGATGAACTCGATGAAAATGGTATGGAATGGGACTAAATTGGAAATATAAAGATACTGACTTTACAGAAGAAATGATTGGTGATAGTTATGGATTCGTTTATCTAATAACTAACTTAGAGAACAACAGAAAATATATTGGTAAGAAACTTTTCTGGTTCTCTAAGACCAAACAGATCAA